GATCCACCTCTGACAGCAGATGAAGAAGTAGAGTTAGCTGAAATTTTGGATCCATTTTCAAGTTCAAGAGAACCTTTGTTCCATGCGATTATACCCTGTTGCATCCATTTTGGCAAGTTTTCATATGCCAACTGCAATCTACCTAATAAATCTCTGGCAGTAGAGGCCTTGTTCGCGAGTATAGCAATATTAACGTTATCATTAAAAACTGCATAGTGAAGCAGATAAGAAACAACTGTAGTGGATTTACCCGTCTGCCGAGGCATCTTACAGATGTTAAAACGACTTTCGTGGAAGTTTCTGACGAGTTTTTCTTGGAAGTCATACAACCTAAAAGGCACAAGACCTTTATCTAGAGAGACTATTTGTATATATTTTCTTGCAAAATAAACAGGATCCTCCTTACACTTCACAAACTCAAGTATATTTTCTTGAGAAAATTGTATTTGTGTATTTGCTTTTTTTAGGTTCGGATTTCCAAGGTAAACATTATCAGACATAATTCAATCAGCAATTCCAACGTCTACGTGCTTGTCTTAATCGACTATTCGGATCTTTTGCTGCTTTCGGAAACTTCTTCATTTGTCCTGCACTTCTTGCACAGTAACTCTTTCTTCTATTTGCAGCCTTCGATCCTTTCTTTAATTTGGAGGGTTTTGTAGTTACAGCAGTCTTTAATTTAGATCCGGGATTTCTACGACGATATGCTTCAACACCTTTTTGTGTCATTCCAGCACCGCTTTTAGTGGGTCTCTTGTGTCCAGACTTGACACTCATACCCTTCATATCGTCCTCAGATAACTTTTTTACTTCGTCCTTACCCTCATAACCTATTTCATCTCTCCAGTTTGATACAGACTCACCAATTTTCTTTTTCACACAGTTTGGATATCTCTTACCAAACATGGTTTTCATACCTTTCTTTTCATAACCCTTCCAACACTTCTCATCAAGGTTTTCTTCTTTCATACTCTTTTTCTTTTTCTTAGCAACCATGAGATCCATGATTCTCTGTTTCTTAGAGATTGCAATTGCTGCTTGTTGAGCAGGATTCATTGCTTCGCTAGTTGTGGTTGTATGTTGCTCGTCTGGTGTATTTGATGCAAGATTCTTTTCTTTCTGTTTTTTGGAGATCTTTGGCCCTCCCACTGGATCACCGTACTCATCTCTTTTCATTTCAGATATTTGTTCAGTCCCTTTCCATACACCATTTTCATCAGTCATGGTTTTCATATTTGCAGGGCCTACTATGTCAACAACACCTGCGATTGTCTGACCATCAGAATTTTCAATTTCAACTACTCCCTCTTTCATATGAGATGCTGCTTTATAAAGAGGTTTACCTGTAAGTTTGTTTTTCTTACCAGACATCAATCCTTGATATGCTGGTGTATTTCCTTTCTTATCAGCATTAGTTACTTCATATGCCTCTGACTTGTTACCCCAGTTTGCAGCACCTACCTTACGACACTTAACTAGTGCACCTGATGCGTATGCAGATGGCCATACGGAATATCTTGACTTAACTTTATGATAGCAAGCATCTTTTGTGCCACTACCCTTACCTTTCTTATCTTTAACCTCACTTATGATATTATAAATCGTATCTGTTTCTGAACGATATTTTTCTCTTTCATTTGGAATAATATACTCAACATCTAATACATCGCCAACTTCTACGTTATTTTCCGCAAACCAACCACGATTAACTTCAATTGCTAATTCAATCGCACCCTCAGAAAAAACTGGAGTTGTATTATTGGGTTCTAACTGTTTAATACTTTCAATTACACCGTCTTCCCTAATAAAGGCAATATCAAGAGGTATTTTTGTTTCAGTCATATGAAAAGACTGTTTTGCGATATTGTCAAATACAAAAAGCATACCGCTGTCTGTATCTAAACTTTCACGGAACATTAGTCCTTGTTTGAAATCTATGGCACTTTTTGGAACCTCTAGTCTCAAAGGTAATGTTGTAAATTCTTCTTTCATTTTTCTTTTTGGATCTGTAGATACCATTGTTGGTGCTGCTGCACCAGATTTTTGTGGTTGATTGGGATCTGCTGCTCTTTTTCTTCTTGCAGCACTATCTCTTTCTTTATCACTCATGGATCTTCTCTTTGAAGAAGATACACATTTAGGAGTTGTTTTTTGACCGGGTTGACGAGCGCAAGGCTTACCATCATATTTACCACCAACTTGAACCCAACCTTTTACCTTGCGTCCAGATTTAGTGGTACCACTTGATTTGCCAAACCAAGCACGAAGACCCTCTTCGTTCATTTCTTTTTCTTTACCATCAAGATAATCTGCAGCAGTATCCAAATAATCAGATGCTTTAGTTATCTTAGATTGCACCCATGCCTTAAAATTATCTTTCTTACGTGAGTGTTTTACAATCCTTTTAGATGCTCGACCTGCAGTCTTCAATTGATTACGAATCATCTCTGGTTCATGATCACCATGCTTTTCTTCATTCATTGCTTTTTCTAAATCATCTGCTTGTTTTGCATGTGTTTTAGAACCACCCCTTAGTTTCTTAACCAATTTTTTGATAAATGGTTTATCATTTTTATCTAAGGTTTCTTTCATCAGAAAACCATCATCACGAAGAACTGATCCTTCGGGAATAGGTTTACACTTCTTGTCAGTGTTGCAATAGTAATATCCTTTTTTACAGGATTTCATCATTCAATGCTTTTCGACTCATTATTATTTAGAATACCTTGTTTTAGTAATTTTGATAATTCACTTGTAGATCCAACAAATAATGCATTGTTAGTGACATTGTTCTGTGTTTTAGTTGTCTCTTCATCCATATCTTTCATCTTTTTCTGTAGATCCATTAATTTATCTGTGCTATCAGCAACTGACTTTATTAACTGTCCTGCAACTTCATAGGCTCTTGGACTTGCACTTTCACCTGCAAGTTCCATAATACCATTGATTGCCTCTTGTCCCTTCTCAATTAAAGAATATAATTGACCTCTTGTATATTTGTAATCTTTCTCAACATCATTCTTTTTTAAAACAACATTTGGTAGTTCTTGTTTTGTTTCTGGTTTGACTATGGAAGCATCAACGTTTAAAGTTTTCTCAATTTCGCTAAAATTAGTATTCATCATGAGTCTGTCCTTGTAGCAGGATTAAATTGTAATGAATCTGTAAAGATGCTTGATGTTTCACTAAATCCAAAATCATCACCAACTTCAATTAGATTATCATCTGCTGTAGTTAATTTATTAATTTTAGAATTTTCAAGGTGTTCTGCTTTAGCTGTGCTACTAAATCCTCTCTTCACAGCAAGTGTTGTTGCATCTGGTTTTGATTCAACTTTCATGACTTCACTATCAATTACAATACGATCACCTACACTAAAATTGGTAGAGTCGTTGACAGTGATTCTAACTTCATTTTTACCAATATTAAATGTAAGTGTTGCAGTATTATCATTATCATAATCTTTGACTGCTTTCGGAGTTGCAACATAACGAAGTTCTCTTCTCTTATTCTCACGATCCATATTGGTATGATAATCCAACTGAACCTTTTTGATAAGACCTTCTGGAGTATCTGCAACTGGGCCGAATAGATATGTCTTTGCAGTAAAATTAAGTGTATATATCAACGCTCTTCGTGTTGCAAAGTCTCCTTCATAATCATCTTGGAATGAAATATTATCTAATACAACACTGATATCTCTCTTCTCACCAATTACACTCACTAAGTCAACAGTTAAATTAAAAGATGGTTGAAAGAATGGTAAGATCTGTTCTATGATCTGTAATCCATCATCGTTTAGTTTAACTAAGATATTTAATTCAAAACCAATATTATATGGCACTGGCATGAATACTTTTCTTAAATTACTTCCGTCAGATGCCTTGAATGTTTGAGTTATACTTGCTTTTCTTGTTGCATCATAAGCAATATTTGTCATCTCAAAAGACATTCGAGGTAATGTGATTTGAGTCGCACGATTTAAATCTGGTTGTTGCTCAAGTCTTGCTAAAAATTTCTGCATTGGGCCGTATGCCAATGCAACTTTCATGTCACTAATTGATTTTCCAGTATTATCATTATGACGAATATGAACATCATTGAATAATGTTCCAAACGCTATGACCGTCTTTCTAAGTATTTCGTGATAAAAATAAGTTCCTAACATTAGTATGTACCAAAGGGATTCGTTTCTGCAAAATCAATGATTTCATCTGCCTCAAGTTCAAATTCATCATTATTACTATAATCATCGTATATATCACGATTATCATATTGACGAATATTATATGATGTAAGTTGTGTAGTTCCAAACGCAACATCGACTGTTGTAATACCAGTATTCATTGTCGCTCTTCCAATAGTTACAGATCCAGCACCAATGGATAGAATAGTCAATCCTGCACCAACAATATTATCAATTCCAGATACCGCAGCTCCAACTACAACACCAGTAGTATTAATTCCAAGTATCGTTGTTTTAATGCCTATTGTTGCTGATTTAGTTGTAGATGTATTAAAGACTATTTGTTCTCCTCTTATTTCTTCACCCGCTATGAATCCACTCACTGTAGATCCAATACCTACATTTGTAACTTTAAGAACTTTAGTGTCTATATCCCAAGACTTAACTCTTGCTTGAGTAAGAGATGTCTGACCAGTAACAATATCATTATATAAGAAATTACCACGACCTATAATGATATTTGGATCTGCAACGGTAACTGTTGGTGCAACAGTATATCCGATTCCGGGATCTGTGACACGAACAGAGGAAAGAACAGTGTTTGATATATCAATAACTGCAGACGCTGTTGCAGTGGTTCCTGACCCTGGCCCAGCAACTGTAATGACTGGTGTTGTTGTATATCCCCTTCCCTGTTCAGTAACAGTATAAGATATAACACCTTTTTGCGTAGTTTCAACAGTGCAGGTTGCAATCGCTCCACTTCCTCCACCACCAATAATGTTGATATCAGGTGCCTGAGTATACCCAGAACCTGCATTTGTCAATACAAGTTCTTTGATTGAGAAAACTCCTGCTCGTTCAGTTGTTATGGCAACAGCTGATGCGTTTGACCCACCTGCACTTCTTGATGTAGATATTGACACTGTAGGAACAGATGTATATCCACTACCATCATTTTGAAGTGAGATTGATCTTAAATATCCAGATATGCCCGGAACATTTGCACTAACTGTCGCAGTCGCACCAACCGCTACAAGATTAAGGGTAGTTATAAATCCTTCATCTTCAATTTCACGATCTATCTCATCAACACCTGTATCAATAATCTCATCTTCATATTCAAAGAGTTCACATTGAAGTTGATAAACATAATTTTTACCCAACTGATAGAAAGGCTGCTCATGCTCTACAAATTTTACTTCAAACAACCTTGTTCCAAGTGGGAAAAATATTAAGTCACCCTCTCTAGGTCGAGTTGCAAGTTCATAATCATCGTCATTTAAAAATGGTGCAATAAAATCTTCAAATCTTTCTTTTGATATCGTAAGTGTTAACTCATCTTTTAAACTCACACCAAACTTTGTCATGATATCACCAGCACCTGAATATCCCTCATATGTATTCACATATGCTTCAATTAAAAAATTATCATCAAATCGGGATGATTGCACCTCTTCGATGATAGACTGTTTATTAACAAATTTTCTTGGGATATAAGTAACCTCTACTCCATAAATTTGAAGCTGCTCATTTATGAGATTTTGTATTAATCTCTGCTCACCGGGAGATCCTTGTAGAAAAAACGGATTGAGTGCCATACATATTACCCGATAAAGTCAAGAGGAGGTAACTCGTATTCGAGTTGCATCTTCTGTCTAATAGCATCTAATTCTCTTTGTCCATCATCATATATTTCTCTTCCATTTAATTCTAATCCACCGGGTAGTTTTACTCCTCTGAACTTAATTAAATTTTGACCCCATTGTCTTTTCAATAATGCAGTGAAATACATTTTTAAAAATGGATCGTTATAAACCTTTGTAAAATCGTTTGGATTTAATATTCTTTGACAATCAATAACAATAAAATCATCCTCTGAAATAGAATTAAAATCCATATCAAGATATAAACGATTTTGCTTTTTATTAAATCTTACCTGTCTCTCTGGTGTAAGTAAAAAATCAATATCTTCTAGATAACTTTTTACCATTGAATATTGTAAAAGTTCAACAGAATTAAAATAATAAAGATCATTCAAAAATAACTGATATTTAATACTAAACATACCCCCAGATATTGAACTAGAATCAAATTTAAATATTTTTTCAATACCAATTACTGAGTCTGGAACTTGAATGAAGTTTGAATTTTCAAAGAAGTTTGATGTGGTTGTACCGTAACCACTAACTGATGTAGAGGTACCAGTTGTCGTGACTATTCCTGCGGTTACATCAGCATCTGTTTCTGCTGTTGCTTTTCCTCTATCAATAGCTGCTTGAGTGAACTTATACGTAAGAAACATCTCTTCGACGCCAT